AAATAGCTCCCCATTGATTGTTTGAATGAACATGTACTCTTCCATCAGCTAACCACCCAAAATAGTTTACTCAAACTCTATATTTTCCACTTCTGTAATTACCAACTGGTCAAACCAGCCACCATCTTTTCCTTGCTTCTTACCAATGTACCCTACTACCTCTAGCCAGCAACCCTCACAGACATCTTGTAGATCATCGGCGGCATCACCAAAGGCAACGATATTCATATTTAATGTAACAGTCCGATCATTAACCGGCTTATTGATTTCTAACTTACAACCATTAAGGTATGAAACACCATTTGTTGACTGCCCATAAGTAACCTTAAAGTTGTCATTGATGTTCTTCAAAGTTCCTTTGGCAATGACAGTGAACTCTCCCATACGAATATCTTTCTTAGGACTTGCGCTTCTGCCAGAAGTATTACCCCTATTCCCGCCCTGCTGTGCATTTCCCCTACTACCGTTTCCATTATTGTTCGCTACCAAAATAAAACCCCCTAATATTATTTTTAATTCCCCATGTGTATATTATATCATATCTTATAAGCACATGCAACTGTTTTTTCTGACGTACTTCTCCGCTCGGCTATATGCCGCCCAAAATTCTTCCATAGTTATGTTGTCTGGATCTTTGCCCTTAGGTAATGTGATAATATACACAGGCTTAATGTCCACCAGCCTCTCAGCCACCTTACGAGCACCATCCTGTCCGGCAGTATCATTGTCAAGGCATAAGTAAACTACATCTGCATCATTCCAAACAAGATGGAACTGGTTATTAGTAAATCCTGATCCCATAGTTGCAACAACATTCTCGACCCCATAACTATACAGCCTCATTACATCAAAGAAGCCCTCACATACTATAACTTCTTTAGTGTCTTTAATTGCTTCCTTTGCATTATGAAGGTTATAAAGAACATTGCCCTTCGGAAATCCAGGTGTTATCTGATATTTATGATGCTTGTCCAGCAATGTTTTACTATCTGTTGCCAATCTTCCAGACAGTCCTAATAATTCACCGTCTTTATTCCTTAGTGGAATCATAATCCTGCCAGGATACTTTGAATTTGTTCCTTCATTAATACCATCTTTGGAATAACCTAATTCAAAATAATCTATAATATCCTGATCGAATCCTCTTGAGTCCATATACGTACTATAATTTTCTCTATATTCAGAAAGTAATTTCTCATCTATTACCTTGTAATCAACTGCTTCAATAGACTTGAGCTTCTGGCTTGCGTACTTCTCACATTGCATCTTGTCAAGAACATCCTTATCATACTTAGTATCTAGCGATATACCAGATATCTTACTAGCTATTTGGATTGCTCTTTTAAAGCTACAATGTTCCGCAAGTTTGATGAAGAGATAGACATCTCTCGCTCCATTTCCATCTCCGCAATTATGGCTATAACAAGTCCATAATTTACTTTCTAAATCCCATGAAAAGTTGTTATCACCATAACCATCATGAAGTACACAATTAGAGCGTACTTCACATGAAGTTGATAGGCTTATCTTTGCATTATAATACTCCAATACATCATGTATGCTTATCTTAGACTTAATTTCATCTTTAACAAAATAATATTTATCAAAGACCAATTACTTCTGCCCCCTAACCTACATAGATGCCATTAATTCTTCCATTAATATAACGCCCTTTGGCTTATAGTTCTTAATACAACTCTTATATACCCCGCCTTTTCTAACGCTGTTCTCGTCTACCTGGAGAACCTGATTTCCTGACAACTCCCATCCTCCATCTTTTTCAATCTCATTAGTAAGCTTATTTCTTAAATAACAAAGGGTATTGACGTACTGTAAAATTCTTATGGAGCCGCCGATCTGCGAAGGATCACTTTCCTCTGCCTTTATCGCACTACGGTTGCCCTGGCAAGCTGTAAGTACCGGGATATTTTCTCTACCAGCCAACTTGTTCTTCAATCCATTTGTGAAGAAACCCAACTGCTGAAATTCTTGTGAAGCCTTTAAGCTAGTGTCATCTGGTAACTTAATGTAGTCAAAGATTATCAAGACTAAATCTTCATATCCTTCATAAGTTACGCCGTATTTTCTTTTGAAACGACGGGAAATATTGACGACTTTCTCCAGGTTAAATTCTGGCATATATAAGTGATACAGAGATCCACTATCCATAATCTCGATGGCATTCTTGACAGCTTCTTCTGCACCTGGCCTGGACGCATAACTACCTGTTGTTAATGACCTCTCAGGAATAATACAACCATTACGTGCCATGATGATGGACAACACACGATCTCTAAACTCACCATCTGTCATCTCTGTGTCAAGGTAAAGAACTGGAATCCCTTGGGTATGAGCAATATGAACGGCCCAGTTAGTCAGCAGTCCAGACTTTCCTGTTTTGGCGAACGCATTTATACATGTTAAAGTTCCAGGAACAAGGCAATCTATTGTCTTATCGAACACATTGAATCCGGTTGGTATCCCTGCAAGCTCTCTGGGATTTGCCTTTCGGGTTTCCATAATATCCCCAACGCCATCGGATATCTTAATGATGCTGTCAAACCCCTTTGCCTGAACCAGGATATCCGAGAACCTTTCTTCCTGGCGGGAGATGTATACATCTCCATCCTCTTCTTTAACATTAACGGAATCCTCAATTACCCCTATCCCGCTATATGCTCCTTTTCTTCTTATGCTGAGATTCTTAACCATGTTGATGTAATAGCTTATATTGTCTTTATCGCCCTTATCAATCATTGATAGCACCTTAAGGTAATCATCCCCTCCGATATCAAGATGGTTACTACTAGCAAATATTTTAATAACGTCTGGGTTAATCTTTGATACTCCTTTGTCTTTATACTTATCTTCCAGGTTATAGATAATACACATAATGTTTTTATGTATGGTACTTGTGAAGTCTTCTATTCCTAATTGTTCCTTAATATCTCCTACGCTATCTGGGTCACTGAAGATTGAAGATATGATAATTCGTTCATAGTTTACATTAGAGATACCATCTACTTTTCCGCTAAGGTATGTTTTAACCTGATCATCTAACACCTAATCACTCCTTAAGCTAGATTTTTTTCTAACATCATATCTCCATGTATTTTTTTCATTACATTCAAACTCTCTAAACATACATCCTGCATATCTTGTAGCAGGAAGTATTCTACTTTTGCCCACTCCCATTTATCAAATAATTCATCTGATTCTTTATCATATACACGTACTAAATCATTTCTTTCATCTACGCTATTCTTGCCCTTCTTTTGTCCCTCAGATAAATCACCATACACAATGATTTTTTTTCTCTTAAAGTTATTTCCGGTAATTAATTCTCTTGCAGTAGCCTTATTAACTTCGGCTTGTAGATAATTAATATGTTCAGCAATTCTCCCCATTGCCTCTTCTAGCCGAACTAGATCGAGATTAGCATAATCCCATTCCCTCATACTTAAATACTTATCAATATCAGGTGATGGCTTAGAAAAATATGTTCCGTTTTTTTCTAGTTTTTTAATTAATTCTTCAAGTTTATCTTCTGTCATAATTACATCCCCAATATTTTTCTAGTTGTCTTCTCTGTCTCATCGGCTACTTCTGGATTATCAATCATATATTGAACCATCTTTTCTCTTCCCTGAAGTTTCACATCACCCATGGTGTACCATGAAGTTGACTTCACAATAATTCCAGCAGCAACACCATAATCAACTATTTCTCCTACCTTACTAATGCCAGTGCCATATATGATATCGTATTGAGTTTTTCCATGAGGTTTAGCGCATTTATTCTTGATTATATCAGCTACTATTCTATTTCCAGTTGGGGAATCTTTATCACCTATCAAATCACTTTCTTTTACTCTAATTCTCATTGAAGTATAGAATTTGAGCGCCCTACCACCAGGAGTCACTTCTTTCTTTCCATAACCAGAAGCATTTTCTCTTGTTTGATTAATAAACACACATGCTACTTGTGCAGAATCTAAACTACCAGTTATCTTTTTACAGTATTTTGAAATTATTCTTGGCAGCAAAGCTATTTGGTTGTCTTCCATAGTTCCTTCAAGTTCTGCTTTTGGAATAAGAGAAGCAATACTATCTAACACGATAAGTTCAACTGTGTTTGATCTAATAATCGTGTCAATATATTCCAATGTTTCTTCAGCATATGTCGCATCTAATACATAACATAACCCATTATCAATATCACAACCAAGATCACTTGCATATTTCTCATCAAAAGCATGTTCTGCATCAATAAAGACAGCCATTCCTCCCGCCCTATTAACATTTGCAATAGCATGTAATCCAATAGTTGTTTTCCCAGATGACTCAGGCCCGAATATCTCTGTGATTCTTCCCTTTGGAATGCCTCCAATGCCTGTCACCAAATCAAGCCCCATTGATCCTGTGCTAATTACATCGTATCTTTTTTCAGCTTCTGCTTCTTCTCTTGTGAGCATTTTTAACAACTTACCTTTTCCTTTTTTGTTTATGATCGAAGCTATCTCAGCCATTCTACTTTGTTTTTCTGCTAATTCCATAACTTAATTCCTCCAGAGATAAATAATCTAGGGCATCTGCCCTGTATATTATATCACATCTTATAAGTTTAATCAAGAAGAAATTTCCAATGAAACTTTATCAGCAACATATTCCTTCGTCAGTAGTTTTTCCTCCCAGTAAGCAAACCGTACTAACGAAATATTATTGTCTTGACACCAAAGTTCTTTTCTTTCATCCCTCATCTTCTGCCCATAAAAATCCCACTTGTCTTTATGGAATCTTGGCGTATATTCAAAATGTTGTATCCCATCACATTCAACCATTAAATCCAAAGCAGGAATGTAGATATCGACAAATAAATTCTTTCCATTTACTAACTTTATGGTCTTTTCTTCTTTTATGATTTGATAGGGATATATTTCCCTCAGCAATGAAAATACCTTAGTGTGTAACTGGCTTTTCAATAGTAAACCCTCCCATGAAATCTTGTGCCGCCATTAATGCAAATTCCTCATTGCTCATATTAGCAATATCAATATCATCTTCTTTAACCTCTGTCACAAGTGGCTTAAGCATTTCCCTCGGAGTCTCAGAACTAAAATATGTCAAAGCCTTCATTGTTAACTTTGCATTTTTTAGCTCCCACATGGTTGCAATTCCTTTTCCATAAATAGGCTCTATCAAGGAATAATAATCAATAGCTCCCACAATCTGATCCGGTCGATATGTTTTCAGGAGCGTCTGTGTCAAGGCTATCTGCTTTGGATACCAACTCTTATCTTCTTTCCTCTCAATATTATTTTCTGCCATTCGTATGAGAAGATAATTCACCAGGGCAATCGCCATTCTGTTAAATCCCTTATTAGTTAAATACATACATGGATTAGTAATATATAAATTATTAATATCTTTATAATATAAATTTATATTAATTAGATCTAAATTTATATTATTTTTATTATTATTTAATATATATAAATAAAAATCTTTATTGATATTAATATAATTTAAAAAAGAACCTTTATTTATATATAATTGCAAATCAAGGCTTTCAGCCTTTTTTAAATCTAAAGATTCTTTTTCTGGAATATCTTTTTTCTTAGCAGTAGCAAGGAACACAGCGTCTGAATCGTCATCCTGTAAGGGTAATTTTACCCCTACATCTTTTAATGGAAGAATTGCTGTTTGTAAGGGTAATTTGTCCCCTACATCTTCATTTTGTAAGGGTAATTTTACCCCTACGTTATCTTGTAGGGGTAATTTGTCCCCTACGTTATCTTGTAGGGGTAATTTGTCCCCTACATCTTCTAAGGGTAATATTACCCCTTGCAACGGTAAACTTTCTCTTTTATTTTCCTCATTAATGATCTTCTTTTCTAACCGTATTTGCGGCAATGTCCTCTTCATACCAACCTTTGTTTCGGCATAATTAATTACATACTTCTTGTAAAGTTCGTTGACTGCCTGATTAACATATTTTCTTTTGATATTTAACTTACTAGCAATATCATGGATATATACTTCTCCATCGTTGACACAGAGGTAAGTATATATCCTGAATTCATTGATCGTATTCAGTTTTGTTAATACAGACAGTCTAGGCTCCACGAACATCTTCCTCTCAATTTAAAAATGGGGAAACAAAAAGAAGGCTTTGCACATATATCACCACTTATATTATAACACGTTTTTAAGCGGTCTGCAAGAGGCCTTCTTATTTGTTTTTTAGAAGCTATGTTCACTGTACCATTCGGCAATCGGGCCACGGAGCTTTTTATTATTTGTTAGACAGACATAGGTAGCATCTGGATTATCCCTTGAAATAGTAGAGAAGATATTCAGCCCACATGTCTTAACATCCATACGGCGATCATCTATCTGTGATAAGTCACCGGAGATAATAAGCTTAGATCCTTTGGCGAGTCGTGTTGCGGCAGTCCAAAGCTGTGAGGCGGTAAAATTCTGAGCTTCGTTTATCCAGACAATGGAGCGGGGAATGTTTCTCCCTCTGACAAATGATATAATGTCTAGTTCAATCTTTCCTTCGTCTATTAATGATTTATACTTATCGGTATCCCCATTAAATAGCGAATCCATCGTGTCAAGCTCATCCTGAAACCATAAAGATATTTTCTCTTCTTTGTCCCCAGGCAAAGCACCGATATCCTTATCGTCAACCGGCACCATTGGCTTTAAATAAATCAATTTGTCGTACTCACCGTCATCGAGCATCTGTAGGCAACAGGCAGTAATAATATAGTTCTTACCACAACCAGCCTTAGTTGATGCTATAATGTTTACTGGCTTATAAATATTTAATATATCATTCATAGCAAAGTTTTGACCTGAGTTCTTAGCTGTAACTCCATATACGGTTGTCTTAGTATAATCTTTAATTTTATTAAGATTGGATATGTTATCATAAGTGGCCAATACTACGTTACTATTGTTATTTTCATCTGTTAAAAGAACATGTTGATTATATCGTAAAGTTTCAGATACTCGACAAGATTTATCATTACGAGCATTAATAACATTATCACTGGAAACATATTTATTAATAATTCCAGTATCAATATTTTTTAGTTCTTCTTCAAAGTAGTTGTAATTTGTAGACTTAATTTTATATTGGCGAGACTTTGTTCTAACATTAATATCCTTAGAAACAAGACATACTTCTGAATACTCATTCTTTAACGACACTGCACATGCAATAATTTTATTATCCGGTTTATCATTATCAATATCAGCAAGATTATCATGAATAAAGCTTACTATTATCTTACTATCATTGCTAAGTATTGCATACCCATTTTCAATATATTCATCTGTTTCTGTTATGTCGTCAAGTACGTGAGCGCATCTTTGTGCTTTAACTCTTAACTCATAATCTTTATTCATTTTCAAACTATCAAGTTCTTCTAAGACAGTTATAGGAATTATAATATCTTCCCCTGGAAAATCGAAAATACATTTAGGATTCTCAATAAATACATTAGTGTCTAGTACAACGCATTTCGTCATTTAGAATGTCTCCTTAAGTTTATTTATTACCGAGAGACCTCCCCTATTACATTCTTAAGTATCTTGATATATGTTTTTAATCTAATTTGACTAAAAGAAGATAAATGAACATTATAGGCAAGAGAAAGCATTAAAGCAATAAAGAGTATTACTATCATAGTCCCATCTGCGCCACCATCCTCTATCTTATCTTGCTTAACACGCAATAATATTTGTTACTTATATACTGCCAGATCTGTTTTTCATAATGATATTTTTTGCTTGTTAAATATACAAGTAATGTTCCGATCCATTGATAGGCATATTTTTGAAATTCATCTGGAGCTTTCCCAGTAAATAACAGGACTATGAGGAACACCATAAGTACGTCAATGAAATCCATTTCGCAGATGGCATTAGCAAAAGAGTTGATTAAGTTAGCAATTGAAATAAATATATTGCTCATTATTCTTTTACTAATCCTAGATTTACAAGAATAGTAGCAAGCATTTCTCTTGTTAGTTCGCCTCGTGGATCAGTGCCATCAAATACTTTTGCATTAGTGCAGGCAACCCAAGCGGCTTTTGCCCAATCATCAGGAATATCGTTAGCCATTTTATTTACCTCCTCGACAAGATTGTATTCATTCATTATGTCAACGATTTCAGTAATGTAATTTGGATCTGTTGCATATATAGGAGCTATTGCATTTATATAGGCAATAGGATTGCTTTTTACTGCCAATCCCTTAGCATAAATTAATGTGCCATTAGGATACTTAGCGGTAGTAATTAATTTTCCATAATCTATTACACTCTCTGAATAATTATGATAAGCTCTAAATTCAGCATCTATAGAAATGTATTTCCCATTAATATATTCTGTTGTCGCAACAAGAACAGATCCATTTGTGCCAACCCCCTTGATATTAAAAATATTATAGGATAACTTTCCTGTATTTTTATCTTTATCTACATACTCACCCCATCCGGTTTCTAACGCTCCTTGAGCAATTATTACACATCCAGGCAGTCCATAACTAACCTGTAATTGTGCAGCACCTGAAATAAGCATTTCAATAAATGATTCTTGTTGATTTGCCATTATCACTATTCTCCTTTAGATACTCTTCATAATACATCCAATGGTATCCTTTATGTTTGCTTTCTACATTACGACATACATAACTAATATAAGATTTACTACAGTCATAATACATAGCCGCCTCTTTAATAGATAGAAACACTTTATTAGTATCTGTATTAATAACTTTTTTTGCACGAGGAGAGTTACCAAGTACATATATTCCAGATCTAGCTTGACTCATTTTATGTTTGCTTTCTTCTGAGTGCTTCTTACCATAAAAAGGATGTTTTTCGCCTTTATGTGCCTTGCTTAATATTTCTTTCGTACTCTTAGAGGCTTTTCTTTTTTTAGCAGATATACTCATTTTTTCTTTGCTTACGTCATCAAATATTCTCCCTAAGTTGCTTCCAGCGATTGAACATATATTATAACCATATTTATCATCGGATGCATTGTATAAGTCGATATAATATTGTTCTCTAGCTAATATAGTTGTACTATCATCAACTAACTCAACTAATATAAATTTAAAATTCATTTCTCCATATTTGTTATATGCTCGTTGTAAATGAATATTTGAATGTACGTTTCTTCTTAGATCAGAAAAATGATTGCTACGTCTTTTTGATAAGTTGATGGCGCTTCCAATATAATACTTATCATTAATAGTATTAAGTATCATATATATTCCACTTTGATTTTCAGGAACTGATATTTCTGTCTCTTTATCAATATACATGTTAATCATAATTTATCTCGCCTTTTATTAGTGACCTGCCCATATTGGAAGTTTGCTTAGTATCCAAGACATAATCGCCAAAAATATTGCGGCAATTGTTCCCCAGACTTTAACCTTCACATTCGCTGCGTTGGTTGCATCGTTTTTTTTTACTTCAGCCTCATTAGTTAAAACAGTAGTTGTCATTCTTCCCATTTGTTCTAATACAGACTGTAATGTTATTAATATTAGATTATTACCCTGTAGATATGCGTTTTTATTGTCTGCTGTTTGTTGCTCTAAACTATATAATTTTTCAGTTATCTTTGCTGTTGATTCAATAAAAGCAATATGTAAATGCTCTAACTTGGTATCATGATCGTGTATCTTATCATCGTGTAATTTTAAAATAGCCTCATGAGCTTTAACTCTACAATCTATATCATCTACTTTGTTTTCAATATCCACTTTTAATCAACTCCCGTTTTATAATTAGATATGAGGTACTTAATCAAAGAAGCAACTAAGTACCTCACTATCATAACTTATAGCGTTTTGGTTGCAGTAATCTTCATTTCACTTTCATTCCATGCTACTGCATATCCTACGGCTTCGAAAACAAACCTTACGGGAGCAAGAACTCTTCCTGTCTGTTTAACAAGGACTAATGATTGATCTACTGCTACAGCTTTACCATTAACCAAAACAGTATTTTTCCCTACAGTCATAACAATGGTATCGCTTCCCTTTATTGCTGTTACAGTCTTGGTGTCGGGGTTCCATGTTACCGTATATCCGACAGCCTCAAAAACAAATCTTACCGGAGCAAAAGCACAATTAGAACTTGTATCAATCACGATAGACTGATCGATTGTCTGAACAATGTGATTAACAAGGGCAGTAGTTGATCCAACCCATAATTCAATTGATTCTACTTTGCTTTCATCTGGTGCGGCTTCAGGCATCTCAACAACTGACCAAGATTCCTCAAACGCATTCATATCTTCTCCTGGGATTACTTCTATTTTGAAGGTTAGGAATGCATAAGGGAGATATGCGTAACCACTCATTCCCCACTCTGTTCCCCATGAATTTCTTAGGATGAAAAATCCGGTTAGCTTTGTTCCGTCTGCATATGTATAGGTAAGTGTGTCGTCATATCCACAAAGACAAATACAGTGACCGCCGAGGATAGAGTCGTCTGGGACAGATCCAGGAAGACCTATGTATTTACCATCCTCTGGTTCGGTAGTGCTTTCGAAAACGAGCATTGCCCCAACGACTGGCCCATCACTTACAAGTGCGGTCTTAATATCATTTACATTCTGACATTGAGCAAAATTTTTGATTCGGAAAGAACCAGCTTCAGTTAACATTGCCTCGGTAGGTTTAAAGCTAATAGGATAAGTAATTTGATCATTATATGGAAGCGTCGAGTCAAGACATACTCCCGTTGATTGTAAAATTCCTAAGGCGATATTCGGTTGGGTTCCCTCTTCATCAGGACTACCATCAATCTGTTTACATGAAGAATAAATGAACATAGGACTTAAGATAAAGTCTTCTTTTGGAAATAACTTCTTCGCAAAATATTCCATAACTGCATCTGTTCCAAAACTAACACATGAACCAGCTTTGCCCTGATTACGAACAGGACTCATATCTGCACGTAAATCTACACTTGTTGGTAGCGTAGTTGCTACATTGCGATAAGCACAGTATAATTTCTTCTTTGGATCGATTTTTGACTTTTTATAGCCTGACTTGAAATTCTTTATAATACTATTATCCATAATAATCACTCCTTATATTATGTTTTATATTATATGTAATGGACAATATTAGTCCACAACTTCTTGAGAAGTATCTTCTTCTGTACTCATTAAAATCCCTATTTCGTCAAGATGACCAGATACTGTAATATATTTTTCATTTAAGGTATTTAATAGTTCTTGGTTCTGATACATATATTGGTTAATATTATTAAATTCATCTTCAATATCATGTAATCGAAGTTTAAGTTTTTCATAAAGTTCATCTACAGTTTTATTTTTCTTGCTTCCATCTGACGTTGGAAATTGTCCAAGACAACTAGATAGTTCGGTATATGCTCCTCGTAACTGTTCTTTTCTTATGCCAAGTTGAGAAGAATTTTCGTTTGCTCTATTCATCGAATCCCTAGCCTGTTCTAATTCGCCTTTTAATATTATTTGCCTTTTTAAAAGTTTCCCTGTCATAGTTATTACTCCTTCTTAATAGTTTTGAATTACTTAGATCTGCGGGTGACGGATACTCTATCCCCGTCGTTAAATCTATTCCTACAGATTTATACGCTTCATACCATAACATCGAACAAATCACCTTCTTGTATTCTACGTAAGGCCAAACAATATGTAAAAGATAACGCGAAGCCTCCCACAATAACAACTCGTAGTCGTAAGGTAATCCGATGCGTTCTTCTACATATTTTATAATTTGTAGTCTTTGGTCATCGGTCAATATGTCGCATGTAAAGAAATCGCAATTTGTATAGTCAGCAATTTTAGCATAATGTACTCCAGACCATATTGCTTCTACTGTCCTATGACTATCTACTATGCCAGCAGTATGATAATAGATACTATCATCTTCAATCCTCTCGATTATACGGTCTAATATAGTTCCGTTTTTACAGAGAATTAAATCTCCCACTCTGTATTCATCCATTATCACCATCACCTATTTCAAGACATTCTTTATTCCCGATAGGAGCTTAATCTGTGTGTTGAATATCTTTCCTGTGCTTCTAATATTTTTTCTTGTGGGATTGGATCGCCACCTAATAACCCTTTTGCTTCCTGATCCCAAACCGTTACAGGAATGTTTAAGTCCTCAAGAACATAGTGATTTAGATCATAAAAAAATCTCATCTCAAGTTCAGTTCTTCCAGATAGTTTAAAGTGGTTTATCCCTAGAGATTCTAGGATTTTTATATGTTCTGAAGATATAGCATCAGTAGGAACACGTAACAATTCCTCCTTGGATTTCTTATACAAACTAGGTAAGTGTAAGAAACAAAGGGGTGTGTCTTTGTCTTCCACTACTTTTCGACATACATCTCTATATTGACAATTTTTATAACATGATTCATTTACTAGTATCTCTATTCTACTACTGTCACTTAATGCATTGATAAAATCATAATTATAGTTTAACTCAGTAGGAAGCACTACTATGTCATATTCGTCTAACTTCTGATTATAAAAATCTACTGTCATCTCCTTGGGATGATCTGTGAGAGAATATATCAACTTATAATCAGGATATTTCTTTCTTAAGTGTTTTCTTAATTCATCTGAAGTTAGGATAATCCCATTCAAAGATGAATGTGCAGCTCTTAGAAACTTGTTTCCACATTCTTCATTTACATCAGACTGTGTATTACTACAAACAAAGTTAAATCCCACCTTCTGATCTTTATACCAGTCTAACCACCATAAATAATTATCATCTGACATTCCTAGATACATAGTTTGTCTGCCCGCTGTCCAAGCAGAATTATAGATCCCATCGAATACAGATATCTCGATGGGAGGGTTATCATAAGATTTATAAATATTAATAAGTCTTGACATAAGATTACACCTAACAAACGCCCCGCCTATATTCCAGTGTTTTATAGTTCCATCCCCCCATACTCCTACACAAACATTTTTCATAAAGCAATGTCTTCTATTTATATATTTACCAATCCAGATTAGGAATGCTTTGAAGATCTGCATTAAAAGCAGAAAATAATTGCTTTGATCCTTCAAATCCTTGTATTATTCCCATATATTCTGGCTGTGCTGAACCACCATTAGGATGGGCATTAGACAAAGTTGTATAAAGTTGCGGAAGTAAATTGGACGTAAGATCATTTAAGCCTGATTGATCATCAGAACCTAACGATATAGAGCCGTTTTTAATCAATGCTGGCAAAACAAGTCTAGCTAGCATATCCAAAGCCAAACTTACCCCAACACCATTATTAATCACATTAAATTGGAGGGGAATTTGAGTAGCATAATATGTTTCAAGGTATTCTTGACTGCCGCTACCACTAGGAGCAATAGTTTGCACCCCTCCAGATGGAACA